CGGTGGACTCATGTCCTTATAACCTTGACCAAAAGGCACTATAGTGAAGCCCATACCTTCTAGGTTCTGAACCATTTGCACAGCGCCCCATCTGTCATAGGCAATTTCCTTGATGTTATATTGAGTACCAAGTTCTTCTATAAACTTTTCAATAAATCCATAGTGAACCACATTACCATCAGTTGTTAGGACAAGTCCTTTGGCTTTCCATTTATCGTATGGCACATGATCTCTTCTTACTCTTAGTTCCAGCGTTTCTTCTGGCAACCAAAAAAATGGCAAGACTTGGTACTTGTCATCTTCATCTTCTGGCGGGAACACCAAAACGAAAGCAGTTATATCCGTAGTGCTTGAAAGGTCTAGTCCACCATAACAAAGTCGACCTTTCAGCTTTTCTTTATCCACTGGGAATGAGCACAAATTCCATTTATCCATTGGCATCCAGCGAACCGATTGTTTAACCCATTGATTGAGTCTTAATTGTCTGAAAAGGTTTTCTTCTGCTGGATTCTCTTTCGCATTGTTAAAGGCAGCACGAATTTTATCAACATCTACCGTTATATCCAGGCTAGGATTCGCTTTGTACCAATTCTTTTCATCAGTCCAATCTTCATCATCTTTTAGTCCGTATATTACTGGATAGAATGTTGGATCATTCTTTTTGCCTTTTAGGATATCCTCTGCTTTTTGATGCACTTCATAGCAAATGCTGTTTCTATCAGTTCCCGCTGTGGTTATAAGAAAATACAAAGGCTGTTTTCTCGCATCTCCAGAACCTGTAAGCATAACATCATACAAGGCACGATTCGGCTGAGCATGAAGCTCGTCAAAAATAACACCATGCACATTGAGTCCGTGCTTGGTGTAGCTTTCTGCTGATAGCACCTGATAAAATGATTTTAGTGGCTCATATACAATTCTCTTTGTGCTGGCTAGTATCTTGCATCGTCTTTTGAGTGCGGGACATTGATTTATCATTTCCACTGCTACATCAAAAACAATTGATGCTTGCTGACGATCTGCCGCACAACCATAGACTTCTGCACCATATTCTCCATCTCCACATGTGAGATATAATGCAATGGCTGCCGCTAGTTCTGACTTTCCTTGTTTCTTTGGAATTTCCACATATGCTGTGTTGTATTGTCTATATCCATTTGGTTTTAATGTGCCAAACAAATCTCTAACGATCTTGTCTTGCCAAGGGAGCAGTTCAAAGTTCTTGCCATACCACACACCCTTCGTGGGCTTGAGTGAGTTGATAAAGGCAACTGCTCTATCAGCAAGTGCTTGACCTCTCTCTTTTAATTCACTCACTTGTTACACCTCAATTTCAATGAAAAAAGGAAGATTGTTTTAATCTTCCTTTCAATTGCTTAATAATTTTGTTAGTTCTTGCCTTTCGCTTATATCAATTAGTTTTACCACCTGGTTTATTTCATTGACCGCTTGCTTATATGACTTGCTGTTAAAGACTTTTGCTTGCAGTATATTGTAATCATTTAATCGCCTTTTCTTTCTTAGGACTTCTCTTGTTCTTATGAGCATGAAGTATATGTTTCCATCTGGCCCTGTTATGTCGATTTGTAGTTCTGGTTTTCTCATATTTCTATCATCCTTATTATCTTCATACCGATTTTTATTGGCTCTACAATTTCTTTTCCGAAGATTGTTTCTAGACCATTTTCGACATACTCTTCAACTTTCATTGGTGGATATGTTTTTTCGTATTCATCAGAAAGTTTGCTCACAACATCTCCAACTTCATCCAGTTTGTCTTTTCTTACCATGTAGTATCTTTCATACTGTCCAAGTTGTACTATCATTAGCCATTTTTCCATTGCTAGGCCCCTCCTAAGGCTATCAAAACAATACCGTAAAGGTCTTTGAAAGTCCAGTGTAAAACCGAAGAAAGTTAAGCATTTTCACACAATGTAGTGTCTTTTACTGGTATTTTTGTGCCATTTCGCTCCAAATAGATGTCATTATTTCCAAATGCTTTAATAAATCGCTTTACTATGACATCACAATAGTTTTCGCTCAGCTCTACATTGTATGACTTTCTGTTAAGTTGTTCGCACGCCATAAGTGTTGAACCGCTACCACCGAAAGCATCAAAGACGATCTCTCTTTCTCTACTGCTATTCCTTACTAACTTGCCACACAAAGTGACTGGTTTCATTGTTGGATGTTCAGCATTTCTCAGTGGCTTGTTATCTCTTATGATATCACTTGGATAGTTTTCCAAGATTTTCTGCAATAAGTCCAATAGTTCTTCTTTCTTTAATTTTGTTATGTCTTTGGTTGTTTCTATCGTTGTTGCAAGTGTTCTATCGTGTATGAAATAATGTGGTTTGCCTTCTTCAACTTTCCAACCATATAGGATTGGCTCGTGCTGCCATTGATAATCGTTGCGACCTAGTGTGAAATGGTCTTTTACCCAAACCAGTGTTTGACTTACTTTGAACCCAGCATCTTTCATTGCTTGAATAAAGTTCACGGATTCTTTGGTGCTATGGAAAACATAGATTGCTCCACCACCTTTTATTACACCATATGCTGTTTCATAAAACGATAGCAAGAACTTGTAGAAGGACTCATCATCCATGTTGTCGTTAAGTATGCTTCGATTTTCCATCACTTTGCCACGAGCTTTTGCTCTGTCTTGCTCGCTGTTTCCATAGTCAATGTTATATGGTGGATCTGTGACAATTAGTGATGCTTGTTCATCATCTTCAAACAGCCTTTCCACTTCATCAAGTTTTGTGCTATCTCCACATAGGACTTTGTGTTGTTTTATGTGCCAGATATCTCCATTTTGTGTGTATGGCTTATTGCCTATTTCTTCAAGAGCTTCTCCGACATCGTAGTTATCTTCACTTACATTGTATTCAGTTCCTGCAAACAACTGGTCAAGTTCTTCTGTTTCAAAACCTGTTAGTGATGCGATACCTTTCTCATCTAACTCTTTCAATAAGTCTGTTAATAGTTCGGTATCCCATTCGCCACTTATTTTGTTTAGTGCGATGTTTAGTGCCTTTTCTTTTTGCTCATCTAAATCAACAATGACACAATCCACTTCTTCGTAGCCAAGGTGTTTCATTACTTCTAGGCGCTGATGTCCACCGACAACTGTGTTTGTTCGCCTATTGAGTATGATTGGCTCAACATAGCCAAACTCTTGAATGCTCTTTTTGAGTTTTTCAAACTCTTTATCTCCTGGCTTTAACTTCTTTCTTGGATTGTAATCTGCTGGCTTTAGATCACTTACTTTTAATCTTTCAATTTGCATATTATCTCCAATTTGACATAGAAAAAAGGAACTCGATTCAAGTTCCTTTCTCTATCATTTTTTTAATCTTTTATTTGTTCCCAAGGGAATTCATCTCTACCAAAATGACCATAGCATGATGTTGCTTTGTATATTGGCTTCAACAAGTCTAATTCCTTTATTATGTTATCTGGGCTAAAATCAAAGTTTTCATCAACATACTTTGCTATTTCTCTTAATTCCACTTTGTTTGTGCCAAAGCAATCTATGCAGATTGACACTGGTTCAGCAAGTCCAATACCGTATGCTACTTGAATCTCGCATTCATCAGCATATCCATGTGCAACTATGTTTTTGGCAACATAACGAGCATAATAAGCACCGCTTCTATCAACCTTAGTTGCATTCTTACTTGAGAAGCAACCGCCACCAACTCTGCCGACTCCACCATAAGTGTCTACTACTATCTTTCTGCCAACACAACCGCTATCTCCAAAGCTTCCCCATATTGTGAATTTACCACTTGGATTGACTATGAGCTGTGTGTCATTGCCAATTAGGTATGCATATTCTGTAAGCACTGGTGAGATCACTTTTTCTGCTATCGTGTTTCTTATCTCTTCTTTTGTTAATTTGCTGTCATGCGATACACTCACAAGCACTGTTGCAATGCCTATTGGTTCTTTATCTTCATAAATTATTGATACTTGGCTTTTTGCATCTGCAAAGTAGTTGTCTGTTGTTCTTCTAAATTCATCATACTTTTTCATTAGTTTGTGTGCCATTATGATTGGAAGTGGCATGTATTCCTTTGTTTCTTTTGTTGCATAGCCATAGCACATTCCTTGATCATTGGCACAAAGTTTGCTTTTTACTACTGCTTGGTTGATATCTGGACTCTGTTCGCTTAGTTCTTTTATGATTGTGAATTCGTTTTTGTATCCAATGTCTTTTAGCACTTCTTTTGCTATCTTGTCATAGTCAATCTTTGCCTTTGTGGTGGCTTCCCCATAAATAAACAATTTATCATTTTTTATGGCGCACTCCACTGCCATTTGGCTGTCTGGATCTTGCTTTAATGCTTCATCCAAAAACGCATCAGCGATGCAATCACATGTTTTGTCTGGGTGTCCGATATTTACGGATTCACTTGTTACTATTTTTTTCATATTATCTCCTATTAATCTTTATTTCCATAAAAAGGTTATAGAAAAACCCATCGAATCCGATGGGTTTGAAACTTATTATTATTCCTTACCATCGGTCTGCCTTTAGCACCTTGCTCTTGCAGGTTGCTGTGTGGTCATAGGGGCAGTCCCTCGCACACTCTTTATGGATGTTTCCATTATAGCACATTATTTTTCATTTTGTATCACTTTTTGAATAGATTTTTGAAAATTGCTTCAAGAACATTGACCACTATTCCATTCCCTGCCTGTTTGTATAGTTGAGTGTTGCTTATTCCACTTGCTATGACTTTGTCTATCTGTTCATCTTTCCAGCCCATCAATCTCCAACATTCCCTTGGAGTTAGTTTTCTTATTCTTAGGAAATCGTTTGTTTCTACTTGTTCAGCTTTTAACACTGTTGATGTGCTAAAGTTAGATCCACAATTGCTTGTTTGAGTTGGTGAAATGTCTTTTATCTCCTTCTTATTCCAAGGATTGAATAACTCTGGGATATAACCGTTCTTTTCAATAAATACGCCATAGTTTTGCTTTATTGCATTTTGCTCTACCACTAGGTTGTCTTTTTGTACTGTCGTTATGGTGTTTGTTGTTCCTTTGTTGTTTGGTTCTATAACTTGGCCAGCTTCTCTGCCACGAATTGCTATAATCTTTGTTTCAGTGCCACCACCGCCACCCGCCATTATTGTTGGGCTTATTCCATCTGGATCGAATACTTGCCTTATCTGATTGTATCGTTTATCCCAAACTCCACCTTCGAGTTTGCCTACTGCTATGAGCTTTGGTTCGTGGAAATCTCTAGCACATAATGTTGCACAAATATCATTGCCACCATGAAGCAAGCCTTTGCGCTGATTGAATGTTGTATTGAGTATGCTTATTATCGTTGATGCTTTGAGATAGTATTTCTCTGGCACATCACTTTCAAGCAAGTCCTTTAGTCTTATGTCAAGTGGCTGTTTTTCTGGGAACTCATATGGTATATGTTCGCCTAGTACTGAAACAGCAAACACCCTTTCTCTGTTTTGCGGTATGCCATAGTCTTTGGCATTCAGCACTTTGGTGTATGTCGTATAACCAAGGTCTGATAAAAAAGACAACCATTTGTCATAGTCGTCTTTGAATTTTGTTCCTATTAAGTTCTTTACATTTTCTAGTAGTAGATATTTTGGAAGTGTGTCATTTTCTTTGGCTCTTATGAGCAGTCGTTGCACTTCCCACAAAAGTCCTGACCTTGTTCCACTTCCTTGCTCAAGTCCACGCTGAAGCCCTGCGACCGAGATGTCTTGACAAGGGAACGAATATGTCCATAGGTCAGCTTCTGGCAATGATTCAATTTTGGTTATATCTCCAAGGTTGTATACATTTGGATTATGCAATGCTCTATATGATTTATCTACTGGTTCATCATTATCTGATATTGCTACAACTTCATGTTCTACTCCAATGTTTTTGAGTGCCTGTGTCTGTGATCCAATTCCGGCAAATAGTTCTATTACTCTCAGCATACTATTTCCCCCTTAACAAACTTTCCATTATGTCATCATTTGGAGAGTTATTGTCGAGTTCTGTTAGTTTTGTTTCTCTAACTACTTGATAGATTTTGGCCCAGACATCATTTGTCATTTTTAGGTATTGCTGTGCAAGTTGGACATAAGGATTTGGGACTGGTTTGCCACTATTATCTTTTACAAGGAAACCGTGTGTGCTTATTGCTTCCTCACTTTCAAGCCACCTGGATTTGCAGTGTGCATATTCTTCTAAGTTGTATGGTAGGATTCCATTTGTGCAACCAATTTTTTCTAACCACTCAACTAAACTTTTATAGATCTCTTTTCCTTTTTTAGTGAGCCACCCAGGTGGATCTTTTGGCAACTCTTCGCCTTCTTCAAATTGTAAAATTTCTATTGGCCTTTTACCTGGATTCCCATTCAAAATTTTTTCTGTCACAGATTTTTTAGGACGACCTGCTCCTGCTCTATATCCGCCACTTGCCATACATTTTTACCTCGCTTTTTGATTTATTTTGATTTTATTTTGATTTATTTTGATTTTTGTTTTTTTAATCAAAATTGAAAAAACACAGCATTTTTCAATGTTTTTGCTGTGTTTTTGCGTTTTTTTATTAAATTTTTTTGATTTTTTCTTTGATTTTTGATTTTGCGACTTTTTGTGTGCGACTGCCGCCCCGCTCTTGAAGTTGATTACTCTAGAGATTTAGATCCCCCTGGTGGTCTACCAGAGATCATTATCTAGTTCTCTAAATCTTTTGTAATCACTTGGAATTTTACTCATAATACTATCAGCTCTGTCGTAGTATTTCTTTTGAGCAACTGCTGTTCCTTTTTTATCTTCCACTTCACTGCCATATGAATATAAATCCATAGCTTCACTATACCTGTTTCTCATGGTGTCTATTTGTTTGCTATCGTATTTTTTTAGTATTGACTTTTCTAGCTGATTCATCTCTTTTCTTTTCTGTGCAGTTGTCATTTCTTCAATGTTTCTATAACCTGTTCTTTTATCAGTTTGTCTAAGTATCTCTTCTATTTCTTCTTGGCTTTTCTTTACTGGCAAGCCAGCTTCGTTTAGTATTTTTGTTATGCCAGATGCTCTTTCGCTTAATTCTCTGCTATAGCTACTACCTCTACCACCCATTATAATTTCCTCCTATCTCTTTCCTTTTCAAACACCTTAACAGCCTCATCTAGGTTTTTCTTTGATGTTTTCATATCTTCATAAAATTTTTGCTGATCTTTATCCAAGTTCTTTCTACCTTTATAATTGTTCAGAACTCTTTGGACTCCATCCCTTGAACTACTGAATGCTTGCAAATAACCCTTAACATCAGCATCCGTCATTGCATTCATATCAAATTCGGTGTTTCCTGCCTTAACCACTCTTCGTTTTGGTGTCAATATAAGTTCTTCTGGTATTCCGGTTTTTCTTAAATAGTTTGTTATTTCAACATCGTGTTTTTCCATTTTGGATCTATATTGTGTTGTTCCATAACTCGAACCTCTACCACCCATTATATTTTATCTCCTTCTTCTAAATTTGGTAATGACATACATGCGAACTCTAATGCTCTAATCTTGCTATCGAGTATGTCATATGATTGACTGGTTATTCCATATAGCAATCTGTATTTCTCAACCTGGTTTTTCATGTTAAGTATGTCCACCACCATTTTTGCTTTGGCTACTTTCCAGTTCATTTTGATTAGTTTATCGTATTTGTATATCAGTTCGTTTGCTTGCTTTCTGCTTTCTACAAATGTGGACTTTTCGTATTCTCCGAACCTGCCACTATTGAATCCCTCCATAAAAGCATTTATGTGGCTTTTGTATCCTCTTGGATAACCTTCGCCTTTTGCTTTATAATGTTTGAATTGTTTAAGTTTTTCTTCTAATTCATCCATTCTCAGCCCCTCCTGTTTGGCTAACACAAAACATACCGTAAAGGTCTTTAGAAGTCCAGTGTTATTGCAAAGAATTTCGCATTAACTTGAACTTTTCATCCATAATGTATCCCATTGGCAAAATGTTAGTTTTGTCTATCTCTTCTGGAATGTTTCCCCAGAATAACACCAGCTTTGGTGTTAATCGTTTTATCATCTCGTTATATCCAACAAGGAATGCTTTTTTTGATTCCTTATACCTTTGTGTTCCAATTGAACTAACTGCCACAATTGAATTCTTTGGCTCTCCATCAAAACACCACTTAAAACTATCTTTGTCACTCCAACCAATTGTTGGTATCACTTTGACTCCATATAATTCCATATAAGCACCAAGCCAATGCTTTTGGTAGTGCTTCCACATCTGCATTACTTTTGGATAGTCCATGTACATGCTAAAGTCTGGACTTAGCACATACTTGAACCTTTTTAATGATTCGGTGTATTTTTCTGGTCGTTTCCATAACCTTTCAAATTGATAGTCATCTAGAAAGAAATGCACTCCAAAGTTAGTTTTTTGCTGTTTTTCGCAGGTTTTTGCATAATTAAAGCCAATAAATTGCGTTTTTTCATCAAACTCACTAATTCCTTTTATCTCTGGAATGTTCCATTTGTTGTCTGCGAAGAAGTTGTGTTTTTTAATGTTTTCGCTGTCTGGTTTGTACACCGAATCTACTACCTTCTTCTATTGATTTTCTGCTGTGGCACGACCAACATAGTGTTTGCAGGTTGTCCAGGTCAAATGGCGCACCACCTTGTTTGATTGGCACAATGTGATCTACTATCTTTCCTATGACAATCGTTCCATTTCGTTTGCACTCTTCACAGAAAGGATCTTTTTGCAGTTTTCGTTTTCTTATATCCAACCATTGTGGTGTTTTATAGAATGTTCTGCTTATTGTATCTCGCTGATATAGGTTGTATATTCTATTGCTTTCCTTTTTGTGTTTTTCGCAGAATGTTTCATTTGTTAATTCTGGACACCCAGGATACCTGCAAGGTTTTTTTGGAATGTGTGGCATATTCTCTCCTAATAAAAAAGCAATCAACATTCCTGCTGGTTGCTTTTTGTTTTTTTGCTTACACCTATATTATACGGAAGTGACTAACTTTTTTGTTTCCTTTTGATACTCTTTTGTTTCGCTTTCTATTCTACTTTTTGCATTTTGTTGTCATTTTGCTAACTTTTCATAATAATTTGCAATTTTTTGCAACAATTTTGCTCTTTTTCGGAACACTTGAGACTTGGATAGGTACATATCCCTAGCACACTTTTCAAGTGTTTCTTCATTCTTATATAGTCTAGAAATCATCTCTTGATCTTGCTTGTTCAAGCAAATTATTGAGCTGTCCAAGTATTGCATCTGCTGTTGTAGAATTAACCCCTCTTTTACGAAGGTAGTATCTGATTCGTTTTGGCTCAACTTCCTTATTCCCGTCACAATCGCTATATTGTCTTGATAATTCTCGAGCAATGATCTCACGAGCTTCAATGTAGAATTCTCTTCCACCAATGTCATAGATTTCCTCCATTTTATCTATTATTTTTGCAACTAACATTTCAACTACCCAATCTTTTTCTTTCTTTGGCAAGTTTTCAATCTTTGTGTCTATCCAAACACGAATTCTGCCATTTTCTTCTAGCTCTTCGTTCCAGTCCTGGCATTCACAAACACCTACTAGTTCCCAATTCTGCATATTAAGCAGTCGCATTCTCTTTTTGATAAAAACATATAATTCTTTGTTTAGGAATTCATCAAGATATTTTAATTTGAAGTAGTGCTTATTCTGTGCTTTTATGTTGTGAGTGATATAATCTTCCACTTCGTTTTTAATGTCTTGCAATGCATCAGATGGAAGTTTCTCAACATTTATCACGGAATAATCAACTCTTACTTCAGGTGTAATTCTTACGATATGAAATACTGTTGACTCTTCCACCTATATCTCCCTATTAAATGTTTTCAATTATTTCTTTAACTTGCTCGATGGAAGTTACCACTCTTGCTATTCCACCTGCTCGTATAATTTTGTTTATTGTTATCTTTTGTAATATGGTTGGATTCCTTCCTGGCAGTTTACATTCAAATGCAATGAACTTTGCCTTATAACAGACAATTATGTCTGGTATTCCTGCTGTTCCATATTGTCCACCATGTTCTTTCCAGAAAAAGCATCCATCTACCTTTGACAGATAGTTTTTTATTTGATTGACAATGTCTTTTTCAATCATAAAACCTCCCATTTTAAGTGCAAGGTGGCAAACGTGGCAAACGTAGCACCAATCACTACCTTTGCCAAGTAACACTTAAAGGCCTTTTACCTTTTACTATTTTTGATGCTTTATGAGGTGCCACCTGGTGCCACCTTTGTTTTTCAAGGTAGCACCAAGTTTTAATTGCTATATCCCTTTATTTTTCGGTGTTTTTGAGTATGAGTGCCACCTGGTGCCACGTTTTCCACCTTATTCATCATCTAATAGTTGCTGTTGTTCATAATCGTCAGTTTTTATAGGTTTGCCAGTGTACTTGTTTCTTAAATAAAAATAGTGTCTTTTCCCTATTTTCGTCTTTTTCTCATCAACCTCGTGAATAATTCCATCTAGTCCTAGGTCATAGGTCAAATGATTTAATTCTATACCTACTTTTGTATCACTTTGAAGCCTTGTTCCATCGTTCAAAATTGCAATGCTTTCCATTTTGAATTGTGCTACTGTTCCTTGCCAACCATTTGGCTGTCTTTCAAGGAGTGCCTTGATAACTTTAACAATAGGATTGTGTAGGTATTCATCCTTTCTTCGAATCTCTTCTTGCTGTTCAGCATTGCCAACCAAATCCCATCGACCATTGTTCTTACCTTTTGATATAACCCATTCTTCTTGCGAGATATCACGACCTGTCATGAGCAATGTTGCATCCAAGTCCATTCTGTTTTTCTTGTAAATAAGCCACGATGTATCTAGGACACCCATCATACCATTTGAACCATTTATCATATTGAAAGCATCGTTTTGATCTGCCATCTTTCTGACGTGGTGCAATAGTAATATGCAAATATGATGATTGTCAGCGAATTCTTTGAGCATTCCAAGTTCCCTATAATCTGTGGCATATGTTGTTTCATTCCGAAGTGGCAAACCCCTGACTCTTTGCAATGTGTCAATGACTATAAGTTTAATACCTGGATGCTCATCCATATGCAGTTGCAATGTATCCAACAATCCTGTATCAAGTGTAGGTGCAAAGATAGTTGCATGATATCCAGGTGGTGTGTGATGGCTATTCATGTAAGTATAGCTTCGTTCTATCAACCTTCTTTCACTATCTTCTAGTGCTAGATATAACGATTCGCACTTTGTACATTGTTTACCGAATATCTCTCCACCCCTTGCAACCTCAATACAAATCTGCTGTGCTAGCCAAGATTTACCTACTTTGCTCGCTGCCGTCAGCATTGCAAGTCCTTCTGGCAATATGTCCTTTATAACCCAGAATGGCTCTGGAATTATTTTGTCTTGCAAATCGCAAACTCTTATAATGTCATACTTTGTTGCTGTGAGCTTCTTTGCTTGGTAGATTGCTTCTTGGATCAGCATGTCAAACTTGTCCTTATTTGCCACTAGCATTTCGTTTGGATCTTTATGGTCTGGCGCTATGTTAAATTTGAGATACTTTATCTTAAGATTATCCAGTTCTGGTGTGATTTCTTTGTAGGCCTTTTCTCCAGCAACATCGTTATCAAAGCAAAGAATCAATGCTCCTCTTGGCTTTGTTTTCTTTAATGCTTCGGTTAATTTGTTTATACATCCTGTGCCACAAGTTGCTATTGCTATTCCACCTTCTTGCACTACACTCATTGCACAAATTGGACTCTCTACCACAAATATCGGTGTT